GACAGGAGCAACATCTTGAGTTGTATGATAAACAACTTTGTCGTCTTCGGTTATGAACTCTGATTTGTAACCAGTTTTGTGGTCGGTGATTGTACGTTTTGTTGCCATGTTTAATAAAGGGTGGGAAGGCCGAAGCCTTCCCTAAGTTTAACTAACTTATGAAGTTGTTAAGTCTGCGACTATACCGTGAGCAGCTTCGTTGCTCATTTCTAATCCATACTCAGTTACAATCATCTTAGTTTGTGCATCACCTACAGTAGCGATATCAACTGTTTTAAAGTCTCTTAAGAAAGAAACTTTAGCATAGTCTGGATCAACCAATAATAGTGATCTTTCTCTACTGAAGTTAGATGGAATGATTTTCAACTCACCAAAGTCTGAAGCATAAATAGAAACAGAAGCCTCTACTGTGTTTGCATCAACCATTTGTCTTGCTGAAGTTCTACCTGTGAAGCCAGATATTTTTTGCTTATTAACTGGGCCACAGATTGCTAATGAAGGCTCGCCACCATTAGAGAAGCAAGACTGTAATACAGACTTTAATAATGCTTCTGTTAAAGCTCTTTGAGTTCCGTCTGTTGGAGCTGTACCACCACCAGTAGGTGCGCCTGATGCTGCTTTACTGTAATTGGATTTTATCCAAGATTCAAATCCACCAGTTTTTCTAGCTGTTGTTGCGTTACCAGTTGTTTTACCACCATTTTGACAGAGAGCTGTTTCCATGTCTCTTTTCAATGCTTTAGCCATAATAGCTAATTGATGAGCCATTTCTGACTTCTTACCAGCTGGATCAGATGCTTGTTGAGAACCAGATACAGTTGCATCTCTTGAAGAGATCATTGCAACATTGCTAACTCTAGTTGTAGCAGTAGAAGCTGAAGTAGCTCCGTCTAATCTAAAGCCTTCTAGTTCACCAGCTGCATCAACAGTTGGTAGGGTTTCTGTTTGCCAATCAAAAACTACGTTCTTAATTGAGTTTTTTCCAATTGCAGACATAAACGGAGTTGCTTGTGGAGAGATGTTATAAATAACGTCACTTAGTTGCTCTCTATCAGCAGTCGCGCTGTATGTATCAAATGCGTTTGTTACTTTAGCCATGATATTTTCCTATGTTTAAAAGTTTATATAATTTGTTCAAATAATTTAGCCGCATCCTGGACTTTGCCAGTTTTAGCTAACCTTCGATGCGCTCTTTTTACAGGTGTTGAACTTTTAGGTACATTTGAAGTGCCAGGTCGGGCGGTTCGAGCTGCCGCTTTCTTTTCAGTTGGTTTTACTTTAGTAGCTTGCTGTGTCTTATGTTGTAACCATGCGTTTCTTAAACCAAGTAAAACTCGGTAGTCGTAAACGCTGTCCATCTCTTGAGATGAATAGCCTAAAACATTAACACCATAATCCCGAATAGCATTTTTTTCTTTAACTGCTATTTCGTTGTCTTGCCATTCTGGAATTTGTGTTAGCAATTGTTCATTACCGTACTTGACGAACTTTTCAAGTTCTTCATGTTGCTTTGCAGCTTGCTCCTGTTGGAGTCTAGTTGCTTCAGCTTCTGCGGCTTGTAACCTTTGCTTCTTCTCATTCCATAAGTCTTTTTCACGGACATAGGCAATAGGATCAGTATCATAAAGTGCATTCCAATCTGGCTCGTTTCCTAACTCGCCTTTCAAAGTCGCTTCCAGTTTTGGTAACAACTGCGAATAAATTGCATCTTTTTGAGAAACCTCTTTTTGTTGAGCTTCAATAGCTTTACGCTGTTCAGCTAACTCTTGAGTTTTTCTCGTATAATCTCTTTGGCGACTGTATCCACTTTGGAGTTCTTCAAGCGTGACCTGGGTATCTTCACCATCTACTTTAATAGTATATAGCTGTGGTTGCTCGGACTCCTCTACTTCAACTTGATCTTCTTGAGGTTCGTCTTCATCTTCTTCAAAGTCGTCTTCTAAGTCTTGGTCTTCTTCAATGATTTCATCATCTTCAATGACTTCGTCTTCGTTGACTAATTCTTCTGATGGTTGTTCTAGTTCGTTTTCTGGTTGTTCCGATGGAGTCAAAAAACTTTCGAAAGATTGTTCTGTCTGTTCTAAATTTGTTTGTAAACCAATCGGCTTTGCGTTGTTGGTCATATTCATTCCTTAAAAATGTAAAGTAGTATTTTAACAATACTAAATTAAATTTTACACAACTTTATTCAATCTTCCTAATTGTGACTTTGTGATCTTACCCTTCTCTACTATTATTCTTAAATGTTTTTCTATTTCGGGTAAAAGTTTGATTGCTTTGTGTAAATTTTCTCTTTTATTTATATCACTGTCTTTAGACAATAACCATAAATTTATGTAGTCATCTTTAAGATTGTTTACAGCGTGTGTGAATGTTTCTGAGTTTAGAATTAACTCTGCTTCGTTTGAGTTTAAGATATCTTCTTGTGAGGGCATATTAACCTATGTTGTCTATTAGTCTTTGTAGTCCAGAATAATCAAAACCTTGATAGCCACTTTTACCAACTTCTTGTTGTGTGTAGCCTTGAGGCATTTGTGATGAATAGCTTTGACCTTGGCTAATCATATTGTCTACGTTAGAACCATCTGCAATTGATCTAGCATAATTTAAACCAGATGAATAAGTGTTATCTGGAATCATATAATTAAATCTATTTAGTCCATCAATGTTTGTTCCAAAGTAATCATAAAAATCAAAATCCCTTATTGGACTTCTATCTCTGTCGTCATACTTGGACATTTCAATAGGCTCTGGCTCTGTGTTTGCAAATAAACCTTTTGGTATGTTTTCAAAGTTCATTCCTACTGGCCCAATGGTTTGTCCAGGATTAAAGTCTTCTTCTATAAAGTCGTTAGCAATACTAAAACCAGGTTGTCTATTGCTGGACATTTGGTTTGTTACTGCTGGTAGTGTTGGTACGTTTTGTATTTGTGGTGCATCTACAGCAGGAGTGATTGCATAAGATGGTATGTAGTTTAGATTGTTATTTAAGTGATCGTATCCTGGCATAATTAATTCCTAGTTAGCTATTAGTTTATCAATTTTTTCGTCTAATTTGTCTAGTCTATCAAAAATTCTTTGCATGTCTAAATGCAAGTCTTGTTTGGTAGCGTAGCGTGTAGGTATTTCTTCTCTTGTTTTATTGACCAATATTTCAACCCTTTTGACATCAGCAGCGTTAGTGCGGATGCTGTATATAATAGGAACATAAACGAGAGTGATAATCGCGTTCCAAAATAAAATAGGGTTGTCCATCAATAACTCCAAATGTGTGGCCTTGGTCTGTTTTCTTTTTCTTCCGAGATGTCTAAGTGTATAAAACGAGCATCTCCTTTTTGATTCACACCAACGCCAGTAAATCCATAATCTTTAGCTTTTGATACTATGTTGAGTGCTTTGCTTCCTCTTACATATACATCAGCAGCCAATCCTTCTGCATGAGTACCTGGAGTTTTCTTTCTCGCTTCTATTGGATGTTCTTCGCATCTGTAACCAGATGTAATAATAAAAGGAAAACCCAGCTCAGTTCTAAGTGATTGTAACTTATTTATTAGTTCGTGTGAAATACCATTTTTACCACAATGTTTGCAAGCAAACTCTTCTTCTTTGAAGTTTTCCCAAGTCATCTTATATAGCCTTTTACTATTAATTTAATCATTTTTTTTCTAACTCTTTTTTATAAAATTCTATTTCTGTTTTTAAAATTAATACTTCCTTTTCTAATTCTACTACTTGTTGCTCAAGTGTTCTAATATCTGGGAAGATATAGTTGTTTTGATTTCCTCTGAGGTTTCTAGTTTCTTGTGAATTTGTATCTATCTTTTCGGTAATGTTGGCATAACCCCAAACTCCTAAAGATATAGCAACTACTATTTGTGCAAGGTAAGGAAGCGATATGCTTAAAGAAGATTTATCATCTACTTTGGCTATCTGGTTCATTATTTTCCAACGCCTTTTACCCTTTCATAAGATCGCATACCGCCAAGACCAAGCATACCCATAAGGACAGGTAGCATCGTTGATGTATCTGCTTGAGGTACAACAATACCAAAAGGTGCAGCGAGAGGACTGATTAAAAAGTTGACTGCAAATCCTGCAACACATATCCATGCTGTAGCTGGTCTCCAAGATGATTGAAACCAGTTACCCTTGGCTTCTTCTTTGTTAACTTCTATTTGTGCTTTAGCAATTTCATGGATGTGCTTTTGCGACATGGTTGCGATTTCATGTGCAATCTTTTGTTTTGTATCCGCGTCTGGAATAAACTTATCTAGTAGTTCGCTTACGGGTTTTATTAGTTTGTCTATCATGTGTA